CGTGACCAGTATGCAATAGCAGACTATCTTCAACATGGACCTAAACGTCTACAAATACAAGCTTTCCGTGGTGTGGGAAAATCGTGGATTACTGGAGCCTTTGTTCTGTGGACGCTTTTCAATAACCCTGAAAAAAAGATAATGATTATCAGTGCGTCGAAAGAACGTGCTGACAACATGTCTATCTTCCTACAAAAACTAATCATTGAAACACCGTGGTTGGCTTATTTGCGTCCTAAATCTGATGACGCCCGTTGGTCCCGCATATCTTTTGATGTGCTTTGCAGTCCTCACCAAGCTCCGTCTGTTAAATCAGTGGGAATTACTGGTCAACTTACTGGTAGCCGTGCTGACTTAATGATTCTTGATGACATTGAAGTACCAGGTAACTCCATGACCGAACTCATGCGAGAAAAACTACTTCAACTATGTACAGAAGCTGAATCTATCCTTACTCCTAAAGCAGATAGCCGTATTTGTTACCTTGGTACCCCTCAGACATCCTTTACTGTCTATTCTAAGCTAGCTGAGAGGTCCTACAAGCCCTTTATTTGGCCTGCTAGGTACCCTAGGAAGGTTAGCCAGTACGAAGGCCTCTTAGCGCCGCAGCTGGTGGCCGACATAGACAACGGTGCAGAACCGTGGAACGTTACTGACCCTGATCGCTTCGCTGATAATGACCTTATCGAACGTGAAGCAGCTATGGGACGTTCCAATTTTCTTCTCCAGTTTATGCTGGATACATCCCTTAGTGACAGTGAAAAATTCCCCCTTAAAATGGCTGACCTTGTCGTCACTGCCGTTAATCCTACTACCGCTCCTGACTCCGTTATCTGGTGCTCAGACCCAAGAAACGTCATCAAAGAATTACCAACAGTTGGTCTTCCTGGAGATTATTTCTACTCTCCAATGCAACTCCAAGGAGAATGGCATCCTTACGCCGAAACAATCTGCAGTGTTGACCCGTCGGGTCGAGGAACAGATGAAACGGCAGCAGCTTTTATATCCCAACGAAATGGTTTTTTGTACTTGCACCAAATGTGTGCTTACAAGGATGGATACTCAGACAACACACTATTGGACATTCTAAGATACTGTAAAAAGTACAACGTATCCAAACTCGTTATTGAAACTAACTTTGGTGATGGCATCGTAGCTGAACTCTTTAAAAAACACCTTCAACAAACTAAACAAGCAATAGACGTTGAAGAGGTCCGTGCCAACGTACGCAAAGAAGACCGCATCATTGATGCCCTTGAACCTATTATGAACCAACACAGATTGGTGGTTGACAAAGACGTCATTGATTGGGACTACAAGTCGAACAAAGACGAAGCACCCGAAAAACGTCTTCTTTACATGCTGTTCTACCAGATGTCTCGGATGTGTCGTGAAAAAGGTGCCGTCAAGCATAACGACCGGCTCGATGCACTGGCTCAAGGTGTCAAATACTTCACTGACTGTATGTCTATCTCGGCTCAAGAAGCTGTCAACCAAAGAAAACGTGAAGAATGGAACGACATACTTCGTGCATCTATTGAAGATCCCCAAGGATCAGCTAATCATCTTGTTTTGGGTCTCAATAAAGACCAAAGACAACAAGCTAGACAAACATTCGTTCACAAGTGGACAATTCGCTAAATATATTAGCCATTCTAAGCGCCGCAGGCGCAACCTGACAATCCAGTCATAACCTACTGTCTTAACCTGTCTTATTTTAAGACCTCCCGTATACAGGGAGAGGAGAGAAGGGTGGACTCAATTCTTCCTGTGGCTAGGGACTAGACCGTCTACCGCACCTACGGTGCTAAGTAGACAATCCAGTCCCTTTACTTATTCTAGTAATGTCCGCTTTTTGGACATTGGGTGAATCTTTTAAGTAGATTGGTTAAATAAATAATTAAAGTATACTTTTAATATGTATTTAAAGTAGGGTGAATAGGTTTAAAGCGATCATCGCTTAATGATGATCCTTTTAAAAGGATTCAGTATCCTGGATACTATTAACACTATTAACGGTAAATAGATGGACTTTCAATTAGATGAGGTAAAAAGCATGAAATGTAAGGAATGTGGTGTAGATGTACCGGTAAATATTAATTATCCGATTAATGAGGTTACTTGTCTTAAGTGTTGGGCTAAGAAGAAGGCTCAAGAAAATGACAGAAATTTGTGAAGCCTATCCTCGTGATGGCATGGCCGCGGTACCCCCCTATACCCCCCCTGTTTGTCCAGTTTGTCCAGTCCAGAACAGGTCCTGGCAGCTGTAAACCCTTGCTATTACTGGTGTTTTGAGGCTTCGCGTACCTGTGTGTAATGCAGATACGCAGAGGGGAGGGGGGTATATCTGCACAAAACCGTGTCAAATCCGTGCCATACTCTGCCTCCCTCAATCTCACTCAATCTGTCGCGGCACATAAGCCAGCCTTATCGTTAGTGATAAGCAAGACTTATCGTACTGAGGGTTGACACTGGTCAGGGTCAGGGCAATGATGGCTGCAAGCAACCGGACCAAACCAACTCACCTGTGTTGCTCTCCCTCTCATGTATCGCGTCTTTCAATACTTCGGCTGTGATGATGGCTGGTGTCCCGTCACTGAATACGTCGACGTCACCACTGCAGCCCGTCGCCTCCGTCTCCGTCGCTCATGCCGTGGATACATGCATATCTACAGCATCCGCCGTAAGCACTCAGACCGGAACCTAGACCTGTCTGATCTACCCTTTGCATTCTGTGCACAGTGAAAACACTGCTCGCCCTATCTACTGCCCTTGTGGCCCTTGCTATCTGGACAGACTACACAACAGCCCTAAGCTGTGCCAACAACACCGACAAAACCTACCAGGAGTGTAACCGATGACACTTTACGAACTAAGAGACCGGCGTTTTGTTGGCTCTTCTATTGGTTATTACAAGACGATCACGCTTGAAACCTTTGCAGATCGTGACCTAGCCCGTAAAGAATGCAATCTACTCAGGCAAAACAATTCTGAATCCTACGCCCACATTGTCACCATTGAATCATGATCACCCGTAAACAGTATCTAGCCTTTCAAGGTAACTCCGAAGAGCGCAGCACTATGCACCAAGCATTCTATGAACAGTTTGCAATTGAGCCTATTGTTTCATACATAGCAGGCAAGTTCAGCCCTGAAGAATTAGTTAAGGCACATCGTGAAGATTCAGCACTTAACACCATTGCACTAAACCGATGGGATGATGCAGCCCGCGCAATCTACCCGTGGATTGACAACGAACTGGTGAAATCTACGGGACAGTTGTGGTCACTTAGTGCCGGTGTTTGTACATGTAAAGCAGCAGCAAACATTTTAATAAGCCGAGCTATTGCTAAACCTGTTGCATAACATTTACCACTAAGTAACATCAACCCGGCAACATTTCAAGCCGGGTATATTTTCTGACCTTCACAATCACATCCCATGGACGCAGCCATGATTCCACTCAAAGGAATGAAACAACGTTGGTCTGTCAAGATCGGCAACGGCACAATGTTTGGTAACACAAAAGCAGAGATCCTGCAACGCTGTGCTGATCGCATTGCAAAAGCAGAGGCAGCAGGTCAAAGCTGGACACTAAACCACGAATGGCACAAAGCCAGGACATCATGGCCGCAAGTTGTAATTGTTTCACGATCTCATGGTGGGATTGTTGAATCATTTGAACACAACGGTTTTAAATTGCATTGGACTGACTCATGTGGTTCTCGTAGTGTTTATTTTTACGGGCGCAAACATGATACAAAGTATGATAATGCAAAAGATATACCACCTGAGGTGTATCAAAAACTTGTTGATTATGTAATGAATGCAAGTGGCAATCAACCACCTGCGATGTTAATTAGGCGAGAAGATCCTGGTCTAGGTATATTTATTCCAGAGATCGATAAAAAAGTTCTCGCGGCTGGCGGTGTGCCTGACGGCTGCATCCCTGCCAAATAATCACAATCACAACCCATGGACGCAATCACACAACTACAACACGCCCGATCAGTCAGTGACGGCACGCACCTCGCTGTCTACGAAATCAAACAAGTGTACGGCAGACCGTTGGCCTATCCAGTCAATGACCAAGCCGAAACATTCCAGGGACTCACATGTAGCAAAACACTACGGCCACATGACATCGCAAAGATTGAATCACTAGGCTTCACAGTAGTCACGATGCATGGTGAGCGTCTCAAACCTTCAATGATTGGCTGATCGCTCAACAAAAATGAATTTTCACAAATGGTTTGTCAAGTATGCAGGCAAAATTCGCACCACGGGACAAGGTTCAAGTGGACACGTCACGGTCAAAGCTGTGTCAGCAAACCACGCCATAACCTTGGCATTGGTAGAAATACCTAAAACTTTGTCTAGAGTACAGATCACTACTGTACAGCAGCTTGAGTAACGAACGTCTCAACCATTGGTATAACAACCCAAAGGATTACATGAGTAAAGCCAAACAACGTGCACGGCTTGCACTCAAGGACCCATCCATTCCATTAACCACACTTGAACGGAGTTTTTATGATTGTTTCCGAAGAGCTGAAAACAAAGCTAAGGCAATGCAAAAACATGGAAGAAGTCCTGACCACGATCGTCAGTGATTGTTGGTTTGACTGGCAACAGGACGAAGCACTGGAGTGGGTCGATCAACACATCAAACACATTAGGTGTGTAAATGAAATCTGATTACTTCACAGCAACTGGTTTGTGGATTGAGCGCAAACACAACCGTGAGGGACATCCCATCACTTACACAGTTTGGAAACCTCACACCAGCTGTAGTTTTACGGACACTAAGAAAGCACTTAAGTTTATTTCTTGGCCTAAAGGTACACCCACAGGAGATTCACTACGTGATTGGTTTGCTTCATTTGTTGACAAGGACGCTAAGGCTGAACCTGCAACTGTCAACAAAGCTCAGATTGTTGCTGAGGGTTTCGGTCCTGAGGCACATGAAGAACCTAATGAAAACACTAAGATGATCACCTAATCCCGAAGTGCCACAAGACAGTACACAAGGACGTATCTAGTATAGGTTTGGGAGAGAACTTGGCCCCTGCTGTGTCGGCAGGGGTCTTTTTTTGTGTCTATACAATGTGAAGACAACCTGTAAAGCATGAAACAAACAAAATAG